CAACAGGCGGTGGTGCGGCTACGCTGACTAAGCAACGGGCAGCGAAGGCGTGGGCAAATTTTAATGGTTCTGGAACATTAGCGGTTCGTGATTCATTCAACGTAACAAGTATTTCGGATGATGGAACTGGGTTGTATTCTGTAGATTTTAGCAACGCAATGAGTGATGGAAATTATGCAGCACCGGGTTGTGCTACATATTTTGGAAACGATAGTGCAACCGGATTGGTATACGCTATGCGTACATCAAGTAATGTGTACACGGAACACGGAACCGCTGGTTTTGCTTTAAGGATATCGGACAATAACGCTGACAGCGCATTAGACAGCGGTTCGGTTGAGTTAACCGTAATGGGAGACCTAGCATGAGTAAGATACTTGTAAATGAACTTGCTCATACAAACGACACTACAGCACTGACTATTGATAGCAGTGGGCGTGTTCTTAGACCAAACGTACCAGCCTTTTATATTCATAAATCAGGTAAACAAAATAACATTGCCGTAAATTCAGCCGTGACAGTCACATTTGAAACTGAAGTTTTCGACCAAGGGAGCAACTTTGCAAGTAATACTTTTACGGCTCCTGTCAACGGATTTTATCATTTCAGTTCATATCTGAGATTAGAAAATATAGACTCTGCCGCTGGGTATTATTTATTTATGTGGCAAATAGGCGGCACTCAAAGACAGGGACATTTATTTGACCCCGATTTTGGACAGGATAATACTTTCTTCGCAATGAATAGCAGTCTGACATATTTTTTAACGGCTGGACAAACAGCTTTTATACAAATTCAACAAAGTGGAGGCTCAAGTCAAACTGACATTGATGTAGACAGTTGGTTCAGTGGGCATTTAGTAGGATAAGGTAATACTATGGCACTAGGAAAGATAAAAGCAGATACCCTAGAACACAGCACCGCTGGGTCACTTGATACAAAGTTTGTTGTTGAAGGTAGTGCGAAGGCTTGGATAAATTTTGCTGGTGCTGGAACATCTGTCAACGACAGTCTAAACATAAGTTCTTTGGCAGATAATGCGACAGGTAAATTTACTGTAACAATGTCATCTGCTATGGATGCGGTAAATTACACTGTAGTTACTGGAATACAAGAATTGGGTACAGGAAATACACATATGACCAGCGTCAGGTCAGATGTAACAATCACAACAACTGTATTTGGCATAGCAACATATAGCGGTGCAAGTTATCAAGACGTTACCCTTGTGTACGATACAGTTCAAGGAGACCTAGCATAATGCAAACACCAGAATTTCAAGGCACACACCTATTTGACAGACTATGCTGGGCAAAGGAAAACCTAGACGGTGTACAGTCAGACTATCGTGTAGTCTATGAAGACAGCGTAGACGAGTGCGCTAAGATACTTGTACCTGACCCGAATTGGATGGCTTGTGCGCTACAGGGCGGTATCCTACCACCAGTATGGGTATACCATGAATTAGCTAGAGATGAGGCAATGCCTACTTTTACTAAGCATACTCGTGGATATTTACTACATGACACAGAGCCTATGCCAGCTATGACTGAAGAAGAGGCTATAGAATACTTAATTATGAAAGATTGCCCACAAAGTGTATGGCGCAATTGGGATACAGGCAATAAACCTAAACTGGTTATATGCCGTAAAGAACAGCTTCCGGGTACACGAGAGTGGCGCAACGCTTGGAAGATTACTGAAGAACTTAGCGTCACTGATTTAGCAGCCTAAGAGGAGAAACCTAATGGCACAAACATACATCGTAGACAAGGACGGGAATCAGATTGATGCTTCAACTGCAACTGTCCCTGCTGACCGTCACTTCCGTGGTGCATGGTCATTGAATGGCTCAGTCATTACAGAAGACATGACAGCAGCCAAAGCAATCTTCAAGGACAAAATCCGTGAGGTTCGCGCACCACTGCTTGATGCAGAGGATGTCGTGTACATGAAAGCACTAGAAGCTGATGACGCAGATGCAAAAGCAGCATCAGTAACTAAGAAGGGCAAGTTGCGTGATGCACCAGCCGCTTCTGCAATTGGTAGTGCTTCAGACATTGCCGCATTGAAGGCAGCTTGGGATACAAGCGTGCTTGGCGATAGCCCTTACGCATAAGGAGAAGTAGATGGCTCTGACAAAAATTACAGGTGAAGGATACGGTGTAGGTACAATCACCACTGATGATAACACTGCAACGCTTACACTTAAATCTACTGATGCTGACGGTTCCGTTGGTCCTGTTTTAGATTTGGTCAGGGATTCTGCTTCACCTGCTGATGGTGATGCTGTTGGTATAATTAAATTTCTTGCTGATAATGATGCGGGTCAATCTACTGTCTACTCACAGGCATTTACCACATTAAGAGATGCTTCTGATGGCGCAGAAGATGGTCAGACAATTAATTATGTAATGGCTAATGGCGCATTGGCAGACCATTTGCGTATGGGTAGAGGGTCTGCTGGCGGTCAGTCTGAGACTGTTTTCAATGAAGGGTCTGCCAATATCGACTTCCGTGTTGAATCAGATAGCAACACACACGCTTTATATGTAGATGCTAGCTCAAACAGAATTGGTTTTGGCCTATCTGGTCCATCAAGACCTTTTGAATTTTTTGCTAATGTTGCCAGTGAATACATTGCAGAATTTCATCACGATGGTAACAGCTCAAACCGTTATGGTGTTATTATTCAATGTGGTTCATATGATGCCAGCGGCACTAATTATTTACTTATTTTTAGGGATGGCGATGGTAACAGTCAGGGAAACATAAGCTTTTCTGGTGGCACTGTAACCTATGGTGCTTTTACTGCTCATCACCCTTGCATAATTCCAAACGCAGATAACAATGCGTCTAGTGCAGCAAACGCATATCCTTATGGAACGCTGTTAGAAACCACTAGCATTTCATACACTCAAAAAGATGGTGCGGATACAGAGCGAGGCATCCAATATAATGTGCAGAAAACACAATCTGCAAACAGTAAAGCAGTTCTAGGCGCATATGGTTCTTGCATGAATGGTGGTCCAGATGGGGAAACAAATCTGCATCAGGCTTTAGTCTTAGGTGACGGTCACATTATTTGTAACAACGCTGGTGGAAACATAGCAGTTGGTGATGGTATCTGTTCATCTGCAACGGCTGGCATAGGTCAAAAAGCAACGGCAAACCCAAGCATGATTATTGGCATTGCACAGGAAGCTATTACCTTTAGTGGCAGCGAGACCAAGTTAGTGCCTGTTCAATACGGCCTACAACAGTTCGTACCGTGGAGTTAATTAAATGCCATACATAGGTAAATCCCCAGCAGTAGGCTTCCGCAATCGCTTTGTATATCAAGCGACAGCAGGACAGACTAGCTTCAGTGGCAGTGATGCCGACAGTAAGGTGTTATCTTATCAGGATAGCCTGTACATGGACGTGTACCAGAATGGTGTCCTACTCAAACCCGGTACAGACTATACAGCTACGACAGGTACAACAATGGTACTGGTCACAGGGGCATCCCTCAATGACGTAGTTGAGATGGTTATCTATGACACATTCTCTGTAGCAAACAGCTACACTAAGGCAGAGGCTGACACACGCTATCCCTTCTTAGGCAATGACAGCATCATCCGTACCAATGGGCAGACCATTACTGCTGACATCACAATCAGTGCGACAACTAACGGTGTATCGGCTGGGCCTATCACACAGAGCAATGCCACAGTCACTGTTAACGGATATTGGAGTATCGTATGACCAGTCAGTTAAATGTAGACACCATTGTAGATAAGGCTGGTTCTGGCGGTTCTAATGTCAAGATGGCTAATACATCTACCTATGTGTCAGACGGTGGCAATGTTACGCAGAATACTGTGCAGGGGTTGGTCAAGTCATGGTACTGTCTTCAAGGCACAGACACTTTTGGTCTTAAAGATAGTTTTAATACAGCAAGTGCAACAGATAATGGTGAGGGTGACTACACAACTGTTAGAACTAATGCTTTTTCAAATGCTAATTATGCAACAGCAGCACTTTGTTCCTCTGCTGACGGTAGCAGCGCACATTACAATTTTACAGTTGAAAATCAAGACAACAGATTAAGGACAACAACATCATTAAGAACTTACATTTTGAACGCAATATCAGGTCAAGGTGCAAATGATGCTTTAGAATCTTCTGTATCGTTTATGGGAGACCTCGCATAATGGCTAGTTTACTTAAAGTAGATGCACTAACAGGTGTAACCACCGCTGGTTCTATTAGCGTTACTGGCGAGGGCAACTCAACCACGACTAATCTTCAGCAGGGGTTGGCGAAGGCAAGTATTAATTTCACTCAAGTTTCCACACAAACAATTCGCAGTTCAGTGAATTTTTCTAGTTTAACTGACGCAGGGACTGGTCAAACTTCTAACATTTCGTTTACGTCTTCTATGGCAGACAGTCTTTTTGTCGGTTCATTTTATACAAATGCCACCGTTAGTTTAGCAAGAAATAACTTCAATAACCAATATGCTGGAGGTTTTGGAGATAAAACAACAGGCAGTTTTGGCACTTATTCATACGGAGATTCTGGAGCCGTAGATTCATCTATTACTGATGTAAATATACACGGAGACCTAGCATAATGGCAAGCGAACTTAGAGTAAACACCCTGAAGGATGCCAGCGGTAATAACAGCATTGCTACTAGCTTTGTGGCGGGTGGTAGTGCAAAAGCAAGACACGCATCTAACGATGCTGGTACAACTTTATACGGTAGTTTTAATGTAAGTTCTTTGGGGGATACAGCTACAGGAAAGCAAACTATAACTTTTACAACCGCCATGTCTGACTTGAATTATTCTGCTGTTAGCGGAAGTGGGAGTCAAGCAAGCGGAAGCGCAAGATTTATGTTGATAAACTCTTTAGCTACAACATCGTATATAGTAAATGCTTATAGTGCAGCGGTCTCACTAGCTGATAATTCCTCTTCTAGCACAGTACACGGAGACCTAGCATGAGTAAAGCAGCAGAACTAGCCGCGCTGATTGGTTCAGGTCAGGCGCAGGGCGACAGAAATTTAATTATTAATGGTGCGATGACTGTTAGTCAAAGGGGAACTAGCTTTACAGGTCTGGCAAATAATGCATATAGCCTAGACAGATTTGTGTATTACGAAATTGGTGATTCTGTTTCTGATGTCTCGCAGTCTACAGATACACCAAACAATAACTTTAATAACTCCCTTAAATTAGATGTTACAACTGCTGATGCTTCTGTAGCGGCTGGTGATTTAACTTGCTTTTTGCAAAAGATTGAAGGTCTTAATAGTTATAAACTAGGTTGGGGAACCTCAGATGCAAAATCGGTAACATTGTCTTTTTATGTTAAGTCTACAAAAACTGGAGTACATTCTGGGGCTTTTAAAAATTCTGCCCAAGATAGGTCTTATGCTTTTGAGTATACAGTTAACTCTTCTAACACTTGGGAATTTAAAACAGTTACCGTTGCGGGTGATACTTCAGGAACTTGGCTCACTACAAATGGTATTGGTGTTCAAGTAACATTTGCTTTAATGGCGGGAACAGATTTTACAAAAGCAGCAGGTTCGTGGGGTTCAGGCAATAACTTTGGTTCAGACAATCAAGTAAACGTAATGGATAGCACCAGCAATGAATGGTACATCACAGGAATCCAGCTTGAAATCGGAGATGTAGCCACCGCTTTTGAGCATGAGGACTTTGGAACTACGTTAGCCAAGTGTCAGAGGTATTATATGAAATGGCTTGCAGATACAGCTTATGACGCAGCATTTGCTGGCTTCACCCTTAATAGCACTCAATTCTTCGGCACATATAATTTTCCATGCGAAATGAGGGGTGTGCCAACAATGG